TTAATAGGTCTTGGTCTGGACATTCTGGAAGAACTGGAAGCTGATTTTGTCTTCAAGCCCCGTTCCCCTGGTAATTCCAAGGTCATCTCTCAGCGAAATGCTCCCGCTGCCGGTAATATCAAAAGTGTTTGATAATGAGGTCTTTCGGTTGCTCACGTTAAAGTTGAGGATGATCCGGCTCTGCTGCTCACCGTACATCAATTCGGTTTCGACTGTAAATTGTTCGTTCAGTGCATCACCGAAAGCAAATCTACCTTCCGGGATAATGCCTGAAAAAGTGATCCTGTCAGTTATGGCAGAATCCAATAGATTTTTCAGGATCACATCATTTGTTTGCAATGTGTTCAGCAAAAGTTCTCCGGTCATTTGAAGATTGTCATAACCTATGGTCACATTGTCGCTTGTCATCAAAGCCTGCTCACCACCGGGTTTCAAAGCATATACCTGGAGCTTTGAAGGAAAAGTGGCGACAATGTTCTGCGTGAAGGCAGTCATTAAGGATATGCAAAAGAAAAACAATAATGATATGACTTTCATAACAGGTTAATTTTACTTGATCAATAATGGTTGCAAGAGTTTCAGCAGCGATTGCGCAGGAACAACCAGGACTCCCCTGCCGTCAAAAATTTCCGACAAGGGTTGTTGATTCTTTTTAAGTTCCGTAATGTATATCATCTCACGACCATTTTCAGACCTGATGCGGCAGGAAGAGGTCTGGCCGATACCTGCAATAATAAACCGCACCAGCCGGCCGGTTCCTGGATTGTACATTTTTACCGTACTGTGGCCAGGGTCTGTCATCCAGAGATTTCCGCTGATATCCGTGCAAAGATCATCACAGGCTTCCATGAACCTGAGCTTCAGATATACTGCTTTTAAGACATTTTCCCGTGGTGTGAATTCAAAAACCCCGTCCATCGTATTGCTGAAGAAGATCTTATCCTGGGAACGGTCATAGAAAAGCCCGTTGGCAAGTCCGGCATCGCGGATAAATGGCTCCGGCGACTGAAATAAGCCGTTTCCATTATATAACATCCGGTAAATGGTGCCTTCCGGCCGGAAAATATTGAAATTGCTGCTGGTGAAATACAGGTTGCCGGCCATGTCAACACAAATCCCGTTCATGGAAGGGAAATCTTCTGAAAGCCTCTCCATTGTTACCAGGTCGCGGGAAACCCGGTAAATAGCTGCACCTTTGGTCCGCCATTCTTTCAGGGAATTATTGCAGACAGCTGCGAGGAGATGACCCTGATTATCGAACGACAATCCCATCACAGCATTGCCAGCTTTGAAGGATTTACGGATAACAGGCATCCCGGATGAATCGCAGACCAGGTAATGGATATAGCCATCCAGGCCTGAAACATAGCATCCCGGTTTCTCATCCTCCAGGTAAATATTTTCACAGCCGTTCATCCCGGTAATAAATCTGGCGCCGTCGATACTGTCAAGTTTAACGGCAACCCGGTATTCGGCAATACCTTTGCTGAATTCCAGCAATTGCGGTGCCCGAAGCCGGATAAAAACATAACCGGCTAGCAGCAGGAATATCACCGCGAATCCGATGATCGCCAGTATTTTAATCAGTAGTCGCACCTCAACGTTCTTTTTCATAGACTCGTTTTCGTGTATGTATGGGGCACAAAACGAAATGTACATAATATTTTTGCCCTTTTTTCCATTTAAACAACTGATAAATAAATTATTGCCCATTTTTGCGGGTTTCTGCAAATATACAAACGACTTGTACAACCTTTAACTTTACTTTAATTTTTCCCTCCTGGGGGTGCAATCTGTTTAAACGATATTTAAACACTATTTGTTTAGCTGTCTAAATAGTAAGTGCTGCACCTATAAAATTCAATTAAATAAGGCAAAGCAGAGGATAGATTACCGTGCCAAATAGTGCTAACTTCATCGGCTCTCCCAGGAATCATTGTGGATGCCTATTACTTTCAATTCAAAATAAGATTAAAAACAAAAATACTCATTGCTTATACCAATGCTTATACCAATGCTTATACCTTTCGACGGTTTAAAATGGCCCGTAAATGGGGGTATAGTGTACAAAAATAGCCTTATAAGTGCAAAAAAATGCCTTTAGAGGGGGGTATAATGCCACATATTTAACACTAAATGCGATGCGTTAATTAATATAAACACCTAAAGTAATGATTGTTACGGGAACTGTGAGAGGTTTTACTGTGAGAATTTGTGTGCGTGCGTGGCGTAAATGGTACAAAATGCTCGTCCAACCGGAATTAATCCGGAACGGACTCTCATTGCTTTACCATTGAATAAAACTGGATTATACGGCCTTTCTTTTTTGCCCACCTGAACTTTCAACATATTTTTCTTCAATGTCTTTTTCGAGGTAGGCTATGAGCTTCTTTAAATAAGTAATCTGCTCATCTTTTTCCGTGCAATACGGGCACTTATATCCAGGCGGTGACTCTGCCTCCTCCAACACGTCCTCAACTGGCTTTGAAATTTCTTGTTTATTTAATGCGACCGAGGCACTCATGTCGCTAAAAAAGTACTCATAAGGGATGCTAAATAATATAGCAATCGACTTGATCATGTCTAACGTTGGATTTTGGTTACCTAGTTCGATCTGACTAATTACGCCCCGCGAAGACCCTGCCATATCAGCAAATTTCTGCTGAGACAGACCTAACGAAGTTCGTAACTCTTTGATTTTTAAGTGAAAATCCATTGTTAATAAATATGTCAATAAATTGCTAGAATTTATTGCATTGTTATAATTTATGGCTATATTTGTGCCATTGTTTCAACAATGATACAAACATAATTCAATATGGATGTAAAGTCAATAAATAATAAAAAAGAAGTTGGTGATTTTAGAGTAGTTTCTAAAATGATTGGCAGGACAACAGAGGCCTGCAGAATTGCCTGGCGTAGGCAAAAGGGAAAGCCCTTTGAAGAGGTGAAAGTCGCGCTAGAGAAAATAATTGAATCTCGCCAAATATTACTCCGCAATAAATAATAGCAAAGACAATGGAATACTATAACAATGTATTATGTGTCACTGGCCCGGAACTTATTAAGTCAGAAGATAATCCGGAAGGCGCAATTTCCTTAAGCATGTATCGGAAGCTGTCCACCCAGAACCGGATTAGAGTGCTTAAACGTGGTTGCCTTCACTCTGTGGCCCTGATAGAATATGCCAGTATCCCGGACAGGTATAAGCAGCTCCTTTTTGAAAAGGGCATCATGCCGCAACCTCGTAAAAACGCAATTGAGGCGACCGTTCAGGTCGACATCAACGCCAGGGATTATTTCGCTGACTACGTGCTTACAGATGGCCGCCACCTTCCCCAGGAGAAACAGCTTGAATATTCGGTAAACGCTGAGGTGCTCAACGCCGTTAAGCGGATCACCAACGACCGGGTTGCACTTCGCAAAGCCCTGGGTGGATCCACAAAGAATATCTGGCCGAACCTGGCCGAGCATGTCAGCACAATCAAAGCCTCTACCGGTCACACTCTCCCCGACAATCCCCGCCGCCTCAATAAGAAGCTCCAGGAATACAAGCGGTCAGGCTACGTGGCATTGATCAGCGGCAAATGGCTGAATAATAACGCTAAGAAGGTGGCCGAAAAGGAACAGGAAGCGGCCCTTCGCCAGCTACTTCGCCATCATAACAACCTGGACAATGAGCAGATCAAGGATCTGTATAATATGGTAGCTAAAAAGGTTCAGTGGGAAACGATTTCAGCCTCGACAGTATCTAACTATAGAAAGAAGTGGAACCTAGAAATATACGGTGGCCAGCACGGCGAGACCTCCTTTGATAATGCAAGGGCCATGCTTGTAAAACGTAAGGCTCCCGCCCTGCCTCTTGTTTACTGGACTATGGACGGCTGGGAAGTTGAACTTCTTTACCAAAAGACAGAACTTGACGCAAAGGGCAACTCTAGGACAACTTACCATAACCGGTTAGTCCTTGACGTTGTCTTGGATCCAAGTGCAAACTACCCGGTTGGTTATGCGATCTCAACCCATGAGACCCCTGGATTAATCAGGCAGGCCCTTCGCAATGCCGTTAACCACACCGCCGAGATATTCGGAAGTCGTCACCGCGTTCACCAACTCCAGACCGATAGATACGGCAAGAAGAACCTGAATCCATTCTATGAGGCTGTAGCGGATACCTACACCCCGGCGCGCGCGCATAATGCCAAATCAAAAGTCATCGAGCCTTATTTCAAGAGGCTGAATAAAAAGTACTGTCAGCTTATGCCAAACTGGTCGGGCTTCGGGGTGAAGTCGAAGAACCAGCCCAATGCTGACTACTTGAATAAGATCCGGCACACCTTCCCGGATGAGGCTGGCGTCATTATGCAAATTGAGCGCATCATGGAACTCGAACGGGCTCTCGCGATTGATAAATTCAGGGCCGCTTATGCTGAGCTACCAGACGCTGACAAAAGGCTTTTAAATGAGGCGGAGTACCTTCACCTGCTTGGTGAAAAGACAGGCGAGACCAACCGGCTGAGTCACGCTGGAATGATAGTCTCTATTAACGGGGTCAAACGGGAGTATGACAGCTTTGACCCAGGCTTCCGCAAACTTCATTATGTGGACTGGACGCTTAAGTTTGACCCATCGCGGCCTGAACAGGTTCTCGCGGAAAATCCTGAAGGTACAATCCGCTATTTGCTACAGGAGAAATATGTCCAGCCAATGGCTCTGTACGACCGTAAGGATGGAGACTCTGAACAGCTTCAGCTTGTTAAAGGCTTTAATAAAGCCCTTAAGGCAGATATCATGGTCGGCATGGACAGTGATCACCAGCTGGTCGGCGACCTGTTTGCCAATAACCCTCAATTAAATGATACACTCACCAAGCTCGTGCTTTGTGACAGCAAGGGCCAGCATAAGGATCGCAAAAGCGAACTTCGCCTGGGCCCTACACAAAAATATTTAATCGAAAAGCAGGCGAAAAAGGATCGGGAAGAAAAGGCCGACGACTGGAACGCCAGGCAAATGGAATACCTGGAAGGCAAGACTGACTTCAACAAATATCTTAATCAATAATTTAATAATTACTAAAATGAAAAATGAAATTAAAGATCAGATCATTGACGCGCTAAATGCTTTCCTGGAAGAGCATAAAATGAGCGCTAACGACATCGCCCGTAAGACGGAGGTTAACGCCGCATACATCAGCCAGATGCGCAAAAAGCAGTACTCAACTAATGTATCAGGCAAGGACGTGGAGTTTGCACCAAAGTACTTTGAAAAGATCGCCGAGTTTATCGGCTTCAAGTATGAAAAGAGTTACTGGAATACCGTGGCTACTGAACAATTCAAGCACGTTATTTCAGTCCTGGAAGATGCCAGACAGTTCGGTTTAACCAACCTGATCATCGGTGAAACCGGGAGCGGAAAAACTTACTCCGCTCAGATATTTGCCCAGCAGCATCCTCATGATACCTGGATCATCACAGTCGGATCGACCGACAATATCGGAGACCTGATCGATAAGGTCTGCGACGCCATCCGCATACCTCCCCGCAAAACCAAGTCAAAGAAGTTAAACGACATCATCCGCGCCCTCAGGGCCATCAAGCAGGCGGGTAATAAACCGATGCTGATATTCGATGAATCGGAGTACATGAAGATGCCTGCTCTCTGTGCCATGAAAGAACTGTATGATGGCCTTAACGGTGTGGCCTCCATTATGCTGATCGGTACTGATCAATTAATCAGGAACATTGAAAAGCTCAGGAAAAAGAACCGCGACGGGATCCCGCAATTATACCGCAGAATTAAGTTCGGCATCCGGGTTTTACCGGCGATCGATAAATCATTTAAACAGTTTTTAAACGGCTTTGACGGGTCGCTCTCGCGCTTTTTGAAGGTGAACTGTGAGAACTACGGCGAGCTTCACGATGTGCTGGTACCGGCCATGCGTGAGGCCGACAGGTCAGGCCAGCCCATGACCGAGAATTTCGTAAGGACGGTTTTAAATATGCCTCAATCTAACTAATCGATGTTTCTGCAATTTATGGCTAAGGCTCTCTCTTGTTCAGCACTCCTAAGAAAGCATTACAAACTGCTACAATTTAAGGGTGACTGGTACGATGCTTTCGGTACACCGGAGTCAAATGGGGTGTGGTTTATTTGGGGTGGCTCAGGAAACGGCAAGACAACATTTGTATTAAGCCTGGTCAAGCAATTAGCCCAATTTGGAAGGGTAGCATTCAACAGCCTGGAGGAGTCATCTGCACACACGATGCAGAACGCTTTCCTGCGGGTTGGTATGGCCGATGTTGCAAGGCGGGTAATTCTGCTCGAGCGTGAGTCTATCGCCGAGCTGTCTGAGAGGCTCCAAAAACGCCGCTCGCCCGATATCGTGGTGATAGACTCATTCCAATACGCTGAGCTTAGCTATGGGGCCTATAAACGTCTCAAAGAGGCAAACCCGACTAAGCTGATCATCTTCGTATCACATGCCGATGGGAAAAAGCCCGCTGGCAGAACTGCAAATTCAGTCATGTACGATGCCTCTCTGAAGGTATGGGTGGAAGGGTACAGGGCTTTTTCAAAAGGGCGCTACATCGGCCCGGTCGGATCACTGACCGTTTGGGGCGAAGGTGCTGAAAAATACTGGGGTAAATGAGCAAAACAAAAACTAAAACCGACAAAGACCTGGATTACATGGTATACGATGCCACCAGGCAGCAATTGACTTATTACAAACGGGGCCGCATGGTCGGGGGAGTAACCGGCGACATAGCTGAGCGCAATTTTCGCAATCTCCTGGACAAGGGCAATAACATCAGGCTGAAATGAAACAGGAAATTTTCGATCATCTCAACGACCGGCTTAAAGCTTGTCAGAGGCAGATGGAAGGGGTAAAAGGACATGATCCGCTGGCCATGAGGAAGCGCGCCATATTGAGCGTGAAGATCGCTTCACTGCAGGGCAGAATCAGATATCTGACCTCAGAGGTTAAAGTCTTTTTACCGAATTACAGTATCAGTATCACTACTAACCAAATACCACACAAATGAAAACAAGAAAAATTTCTATCAGCGCCGAGGCCCTTTGCAGAAACTGCCGGGGAACAGGCGAAGCGAACCAGGAGACCTGCGATATCTGCGAGGGTAGCGGGATGGTCACCGTTCAAAAGGACATCAACGTTACCATTACACCACTAAAAAAAGCACAGTCACAAACAATTAAAAATTATTAGTATGGAAAGAATTGATCTTAAAAAACTATCAACTGAACAGGTTTCACAATTGATGGACGACCTGAAAAGGGAACTTGAAGAAAAAGCGGCAAGTAAAAAGAGAGACCGTGAAACCTACGAACAACTCAAGAGTGAGGCCGTTACCGGTGCCTTTGACGTTTTACAAAGGGTCTCCCAGGAAATCGCTAAGGTTAAGGAAATTGTCTTCAGGGACTTTGAAGATATCCTGACGCTGAAGCAGCAAGTTTTTGACTTAACCGATGAACAGATGGCACGTCAGGAAAGTCACACATTCACCACTTCGGATAGTAAGATTTCAATTACCCTGGGATCGAACACAATCGACCGCTGGGATGAGACCGTAGACGTTGGCGTTAATATGGTTAAGGATTACCTGGCAACCCTGGCCAAGGACCCTGAGTCGGCCAAGCTGGTCGGCTTTATTACTGATCTGTTAAAGCCAAACAAGGACGGCATGCTGAAGGCTGGCAGAGTGCTTGACCTGGCTAAAAAAGCCGCTGAGCTTGGAGATGCAAAGCTGATCGAGGCCGTTGGCCTGATCCGGGACGCCTACCGCCCGAGAAAGACCTCAACTTATATCAAGGTATCCTACAAGGATGCTGAAAATAAGGAAACTTATTTGCCGCTAAGCATATCAAGCATATAGCCATGAATGCGATTATCCGAGAAATAATGAGGGTTGTATCTAAAGATATTGCAATATCCCGCCATCGACTCCGTGTTGAGTCGAAAAAAAAAGAGCTGGTTCAGGCCAGGCAGTTAATCTGCCTGGTCGCCGGATATTTAAAGTTCAATGACAAAGTAATAGCCGATGCTATTGATAAGGACAGAAGTACCGCCAATATTTCAATAGACAAGATGGCTTTCCTGGTCATGACCTATGAGGTAGATAGAAAGAAAGCATTGAAGGTATGCATTGATCTTGACATCGACCAGGGCCATTTTATGAACTACTGTCGGAGCAGATTAATAAAGAATAAGCCATGAGATACGTAATGACATCCAACTCATTCACCGGGCATGTCGAGTTTGACTATGACGACCACACCGGACTGATGAATTTATACAGCATATCCAACGCTGCCCTGAGTGAGGCTCAGCAAATATGGATTTTGAAAAACCTCCCCCGGGAGCTTGCCGAGGCACAGGCGCTCCTGGATAAGCATCCACATATCACGTTTAAGCCCGAAGACGTCAATTTTGACATGTTCTGGCAAACGTATGATGATAAGATTAACTCCTCGCGTAAGCGCGCTCAAAAGGCCTGGGATCGTATGGGAAAGGAACAGCAGGTGAAGGCCTATCAATTTATCAAGACGTACTTCATGAACGTACCATTCGGGACGAGGAAAAAGTACGCGGAGACCTACTTGAACGCTGAACTTTGGAATAATTAAGGCCATGAACCTGACAAGAAGCGAACAATTAAGACTGCAGCTATTGCGTAAGTTTCACGCTCTCCTCAGGGAGCTTAAGATCGAAAAGCAAAAGGAGTCAATCCTTGAGGGATATGGCGTAGACAGCGCGCGCGATCTTTCCATTGAAAGCCTGCGGGATGCCGTGTCAAGACTTGAGCAATTCAAGGAGGGCGCAAACGCTGATGTACGCAGGCTCCGCAGTGTTATCCTGACCATCCTTCAGAAGCTCGGAATTTACCAGGATAATAGCTCCTGGCCACGGGTAAATGAATACCTGCTCCAGCCAAAGATTGCGGGCAAACTGCTCTATAAAATGAGCGAGGAGGAGCTAGTAGCCCTCCGGATCAAGCTCAACTCCATCCTGACCAAACAGGAAAAGAAAGTATCAGAAGAGCGATATCTATCTAAAAACAATTAGCATGAGAACCCGCACCCTCCTTCGCATTAAGCAGGTTGTCGACGAGTACAAGAAACGCGAACACCCCGGAGTCAGTTCGGCCTACATCTGGAGGCATTATATCGACCCGGTGTTTCATGTGAGCCTGAGCAGCTTGTACGAGTACCTGGCCATCCCTGTTGACAAACTGCTGAAGGAGCGCGGTGCAATCAAAGAAAAAGACGATCCACAACAATTAAAATTGAAAATCTGAGATGCCTGATCTATTTGGAGGGGATATCCCCGTCATCGAACGTAAACCTGGAAAGGAGCCAATCTTGAGCAGGTGGACAAAATTTGCCACCTACCGCAAAGCCGTTTTAGGAAGTGATGAACGGTGTGCCAATTGCTCCAGGTGTGTTGTGAAAAAGTTCGCTAAACGCTATTATAAATGCTCCCTGGTTGGATGCTCCAACTGTAGCAGCACAGACATCAGGGTAAATCATGTATGTAATTTTTTTGTAAAGACTGAAATAATATGAAAATCACGATTAAAAAAGGAAAGCATTACGCCTCCGGAATGCACGTGAGGCCATACCTGGGAAAGCGGGCTATATCCTGGAGGGTGAATATGGATATAAGCTGCCTGTACAAGGCCATTAACGACGACTCCAACGACTTGAACAAGCTTTGCGGGATTAGCTTAGGCCATCATCACAAGAACAGCCTGCGCTTCGCCTGGAGGCCTGATTTTAATTCACCAGGTCAATTCATGATCTATGCCTACTGGTACGCCAAAGGTCAGCGCAGATCACTTTATATTGCTAATATTTCGCATAACGTGGACTATGAATTTGAAATCATCCTGGATCACCCAACAGTGGCATTTGTTGTCATGAGGCCAAACCCGGCGTTTAGTGATGAGAAGAGGAGTGTTTTTATCTACATCAAAGTTCCCTGCCCATCAATCGGTTATTATCTATGGCCCTACTTCGGAGGCAACAACACTGCTCCTCACGAAATGAGCATTAATCTTAAAGTCCTTTAAACGGGCCTTTAAACGTTCTTTAAAATAATTCCCAACAACGAGAGAGCCTGCGAGTATGCAGAGGATTCGGGCCGGGTGAGTGCGGAGAAACCCGGCATAAAAACTCCGAGTAAGGGTGGCACCCCAAAGGTTTGAAACGCTAAGCCGCACCGCGAAAGCAGGCAACCATCCGACAGCTGTCGGATGCTGACAAGCAAGCCGGCCCTCCGGATCGTCCGGAGGGCTTTATTAACCTCAAAAAATTTAACAACATTATGGGAGACCTTATCAGTTCAGACATACAATTAAAGGTTGAGGAGTATGAACTTATCTCTGAGGCCCTGAATGCTTACAGGAAGAGATGCATGGCCAACGCTTATAATGCTCTCAATAACGGCTATGGCCCAGGCAATTCAACGGTGACCAGTCAAGCAAAAGCCGAAAACTGGGTAGAAAAGGCGGAATTTTGCGACGCCATCAATAGCAGACTTGGGGAGGCATTTATATGAGAACACTCAGCAACTCACTAAGCAACCTTGGAAGTGTGGATGATATCAGGTCATCAATCAGATTTATCGATCCTCAAACTCCTGAGAAAGCAAAACAGGATATTGAGTATCTCGAGTTTAGCCTTGGCCAGGAGAAAAAAGTTCGGTACCGCACTTCTGTAGTTAAAATGATTCAGGCCAAAATTAATTCTATCAACAAGAAGTTTCAGCCTTATTTACGCAAATGAGCGCTAAACTTTCCTTCGGTTTCATGGGCGGGATCGTTATCCGTGAGGGTGACCCCAGGTTCAGCGACCAGGTGAAAGAAATAATGCTTGGATACTGTCCCGCCTGCCGGAGGAATAAGCCGGGAGCTTATGACAAAAAGAGTAATCAGTTTTTATGTTTAAAATGCAATTATAAGTTAGATGAGAGTAGTATACATCGCACATCCCATTAAAGGGGACGTTCAGGGGAACCTGAGGAAGATCGAGGCCATTGGCAGACAGATCAACATGGAAGAGCCTGACACGCTCCCCTTCGCCCATTATTATTTCGATTGCTCCACCCTGGACGACAATGTTCCGGAGGAGAGGGAACGGGGGATCAGGAACGGACTCGAATTATTACGGAGGGGATTTATTGACGAGCTGCGCCTCTATGGAGACCGGATCAGCGAGGGGATGAAAAGAGAGATTCTTACAGCCGTTCACCAGGGAATACCTATTGTGCCAATGAATGAGGACGTAATTAAAGACTTGAGATGGCTTGGGCTTGGCTCTTTTATGAAAGGAGGAAAATCATGAGTACCCTGAAGCTGAAATTTACCAAGCTGCAGTACACATCGTTTATGAGCAGCCTTAAGGGTTCTATGGTTGAAATCATCAGCGACAAGGATAAAGCCGAGCTGGTAAAAGATATCATTGTTAAGCTGCTCCTGCGCCTAATGCGGCGATACGACACGCTGAAGTTCAAGAATAATATTGTTACCCTCAACCGCCTTGAAATGGTGGCATACCGGGCCTTAATGACGGTCAATTATGGCTATATGTGTTCCCTGGATAAAGTGATCATTATGGAGGTATTGACGGCCATCGATAAGAAGGAGATATATTCGATTAAGGCCTTAGCATTGAATAGCGATAATAGTATTATTTGACTTTGATTTTGATTAATTTTCCATCCTCGGTCATCAGTGCCCTGCCATCCTCAGTACCTAAAACTTTATCAATTTCTTGAGTTTTCATGATCAAAAAATTGAGGCTGTCATACTTCTGTTTATAATATTCAGCCATTTTCTCAAATTCGCCCATTTTTCTTAAACTTTCGCCCATCTTTTCTACCTCAATTTTTCTGTACATATTACCAATCATAACATTTTTCAATAACTCTCTGATGTCAGTTAAAGAGTCTTTAGTAAGGGTGAGGATGTAATATATTGAATCTTTTTCTATCGTAAATTTAGCAATTTCAGAGTTCAGTTTATTCCGTTCAAATTTCAGATTTTCATTTTTTATCTCAAAAATATCAGAGGTGAAGGCCCAATAAAGCGTTATAACAACAAATACAGCATAAATTATGTTTTTCCAGAATTCAGCCTTATACCAAGGCCTCCTCAAGTTTCTTAATTCAATTTCAAGTTTGGAAAGCTCTAATAATTCTCTATTGCCTTGCTCTGGTCTAATTTTCATGACTTTTATTTTAGCAATAATTTTGAAAAAAATTAGGTCTTTAATAATTTCAACTTTTGAGTGTCATATTCTTCACTCGTAATTGCCCCGGCATCAAGTAAATCCTTCCACTTCTTCAATTCATCTGCTAGTGAAAGTGTAGGCTGGTGCATATTACTTAGTTCTTCAGCTTTAATATCTTCAGGGCTTTTAAACTTATTCACAAATGCATTTCTGAAGAAGGCGAAAACGTCTTTAATATGCTTGTCTTTACAGCCAAACAAAATCATGAATTCAAGGTCGCTTTCTTTATATGAGACGGATAAAATATTATCAACATCGGAAAACTTTACTACCTTATCTCCTACTCCGGTCATTCCTCCAACGATTGCGCCAATAGGCCCGAGTAACAGGCCTCCAAGCAGGGCTCTTCCAATGATGGATTTCGATTTTTTGTTAAGAATGTCATTCTGCGGCTCGGCTGACCAAAAGATAACCTTTTCTTTTTCAATGGCCACCCTGCCGAGGTTATTAAAACCTTTGACGATACTTACCTCCAAGCCTTTAGGCCGTATTTCAAAATCGACAAAGAGACTCTTGAACTCAATATTTTTACTTTGCAAAAGTTCATCTAAGGCCGGAATGCCTCCCAAGTACTCAACTTTAGCTGCCATTTGATTATGCGGTGACCTTTTCCAAACGCTCAGCTCACCAATGAGTTCATTGACTTGTTTTTTGTCTAAAATATTCATTGTTGTATTTTTTGGTTAATTAATGCGTAAATATATAAATTAATAGCACAAAAAAACCCGGCAGGATCCTGTCGGGTTTTTTGTTATCCTTAACCTTCTATCTCCGTCAAAATATTAGGCTTTATTATCGAAGGCACAAATTCGCTTTTATCTTCGGTAACGATTGCCGCGGCGCTAGCCTTTAAAATTGTCCTGAATAGAATATGATACTCCCGGATTCCGTCATCACGATGATGTCTTCGGAATCCAACACGGCTAATGGTACCGTAGCTGCTTCCAGCTTTATGCCAGCCATGAAGACGCGCGAATATTACATCAGCGGTGGCCAGTATCTCGTAGTACTTGTCCTTCTGTGGGCCTGGTGCATTCTTGCTTGAATTGGCTGTGCGAAGATCGGCTATGCGGATAAGAATTGTGCAGTCAAGCGTCTGGAGGTGTTGCCCAATGTTTTCGGGTTTCGCTTCGATAATATCAACCAGGGCGCAGGGCCACTTAGTCGGAGGGCTGTTCGAATAATCATCGAGCTGTCCCCAGTCATCATCTATATATCTAAAGCAGCCTGTTTCATCGAGCTGCGCCCGAATATCACCAATTAGAGTTCTCATACCTTATCGCTTTTTAAAAATAGTGTTCATATAATTTTCAACCTCTGTTAAATTAAGCCCGACCACCCTTTCAACGCTGGCAGTCACCTGAGGATGACTGCCGATGAATTGCCTGGCCGGTATCTTGATCATGCTCCCCACCGGCTTAAGCGCCATTCCCTTCCACATGTTCGATTCTGCTGTGGGCTTTTTCCCTCCCCGGCTTGCTTTGTAGTACATGGCCCAGAAGAAACGCTTCATCTTACCGGTTACCCTGATCTGCCCGCCGCTGTTCTGAATCTCAGCAAAGATGGCCGACGAAGTGAACCGCAGCTCATTGCCAACAAGACTACTGCGCAGGCTACGCCTCAGGTACCCGCTCCGGATCATGAGGCTCCCCCTGCGGTTATGTATCTTGACCGATGGCCACGGCTGATCAAAGAATGCCTTCCGCTCAAAATTGCGGTCGAACTCCTCGGAAAGCTCAACCTGCAAGTCTTGCATGATCCTTTTATAAATCAGATCACTCATTCTCCAGGTCTCCCTTAAATTTATAGTAAGGATGGTTCGGCGGAAAGATCACCTGGTCGCGGCCAGGGTTAAAGCGGAACATGGCCAGCCGGTTGCGGCCATCTTTATCGATCTGGGTGGTTGCTTCATCCCCGTAGGTCATGGCCTGATTCTTATCCGTTGGGCCGTACTTGCTTTTCAGTACCCGGGGAGCCTTGCACCGGCAACGCCATCCATTAGGCGGGTAGTACTCAGCCCAGAAAGGATCGGTGGCCGGTAGAGTGATCCCGTTCATGACCAGATGGGATTCCCTCACCCGGTCGTCATTGGCTGTGCGGTACTGCATGAGATATCGCTCCGGATCACCCTCGCTGTCCTGGTGCCAACTCGCCGCCATCGTGGCCGACTGTGTGGCGAAATTATGCTCTGCCTCCAGGTAACTGACATTATAGAGCTGGTGCAGCTTGTTCATTTCAGTCTTGAAATCATTCCAGGAGCGGATTTTCCCATCCTGGTCAACCAGCAGGCTGGTGGCCTCTCTAAGCTCGGCGATCGACTTGCAACCGGAGAACACAAACACATCATTCCGGAGCTTTGCCAGCATTGCTTCAGGCACTTTTGTTTCGATGGTTGCCAGGCTGGTCGATAAGCTGGCCCGGATCGACGTAATCAGGCCTCTGACGGCCTCGTCCTCCAGGAGTTGATATGTGTAGCCTCCGGCCTCAAATAGCCTCTTAATGGCCGCGAAAAAGGCCGCGTCGTCAATAGGCGGTGGAGCGGCCAGGGTGATAAGCCCGCAATCGGGGCATTGAAGATCATAAATAGCTGCGAGTCCAGCGTGCAGCCCCGACCATGCGGGGCTACTCAGAAAAAAGAGTTAAGCTGCGGGCCGGGGGTTTTCTTAGGCCCTAAAACCTGGACACCGAACTTGGTCTTGATCCACTCCGGATCAACATCGAAATATTGCATCGCGTCTTTCGTATAGACCCAGAGTTGTGCAAGGTCCTCGCTGGGTTCGAACTCCCAGGTGAGCCCCTCAGGGAGAATTCCCAACTTCACCAGGGCAGGCATGACCATCGAGGCAAAATAGCCCTCCAGTGTTACTTTATCGGCCTGGATCAACCGGTCAAGCTGCTTACGGCTTTCCTGCTCCTTGGAACGGTTTCCGTTCACCGTATCCTGACCCAGTACTGCTCCGGATATGAGCATCGACATTTCGCTATTGCAAAGCTGGATCAGGTTTCTATAAACGTCTCCGTTGGTGTCGACACCTTTGGCGAATTCCAACTCCTCGGTATCATCGATAATGAACCAGGCCGCGGAGCCCATGTCGCGCATCATCTGCTCTGCCCTGGTGAGCATGACCGGATCCTGCGTGTTGGTCTTGATGTACCTGGGAGGTATGCCGTATATTTCGCATAACTCACTCCAGCAACTCTGGGCAAACCTTTTGAAAAGGACATGTGGCACGGCCTTATTAAGCAGGCCGAGGTTTTCCCAATCTCCAAACTCCAACACCCACCAGCCATATTCCCGCTGCTCACGATAGCGGATCCCGTCCTGGTTCATCTCGTCGTATAGCAGGATCCCGTCACGCGGCTCGACATTGCGCCGGTTGATCGTCCGGATCTTGAGCCCGGCCAACCCATCATTGTAAAACTCGACCAGGGTGTGGCCACGGTAGATCGTGTCGGCCATAGCCTCCAGGAGTGTGGGCATCCAGACGGCTTTTCTAAGGGCTGCGGTCAGCTCCTCATTGATCTCCCCGTTGGCATCTTTCACCACGTAGGTACCGCCGACTACCTGGCGCTTACGATTTTCAAGCTGCGAGATAAGTAGCGCGTCCAGCGTGATGTCATCATAGAGCTGCTGGATCCTGCTCCGCCTCGGGTTGTCAACAGCGGTGGCTGACTGAATGGATCCCTTCCAGGTAGCGATATCTTTGCGCGCCTGGCTTACCGTGCGCAGAATGATCTTGTCGTTCCAGGTGTCCTTTCTTTTGGGTGCATCAGGCAAGCCCTGGGCAGATGTTTTTTTTGTGGTTTTAGCCATCTTTAAATGATGTTTAAAAATAATTTACTCATGCGTGAATTTCTCCCTACTTCCAGAGCGGAAGGGTAGCGACTTGTCAGTTTCAGGATCAGGATCGGGAAGAACCGGCAGGTCGGCATTGAGCGGAACCTTGCCGTCATACTTGCCGGTGGCCGATACTTTTTCGAGCCAGTCGATGGCCCGGTCGTAGCGTTTGATAATATCCTCCTGGATAATATCCACATTGGCCAACCTGGTGACCCAGTAAACAGTGACTGACTTTGTAAGTTCGAGCACCAACGGGTCACGGTCATCTCCGGTCGCCGAAAATATAGCATCTACATCGTAGCGTTTGCGGCCATCTTTAAACTCTGCCTGGCTACCGGGTGCCAGATAACTCTTAACCTCCTTAATGGCCGCTTTTATGGCCATCACCGGGATATCGGTATCACTCTCAGTGATCTGGTCGAGCTGATAGGTGTACAGCGCGCTCTTAAGCTCTTCAACTTCTACAAACATGGCTTTATTAGTTGGTTATGTACAATGCATTTTTGCGGATATCTTCCAGGGTGATCCCTTTCTTGAAACCCTTTCTCCGCCACTTTTCTTTGATATCGCACCATCGGTAAACACGAGGCCACCCGAACGTTTTCATCACGATCATTTTATAATGCGTGATCTTTCTTTCTTTGTTGGCCCTGCCAATAGCGCGGAGCAAAGCGCGTTTGAAAAAGTAGAACTTGATATTCTGAAATATGGTCATTGCTTAAAATTTGCGTGATTCTCTGGCTCCCCATGAAAAGACTCCTTTTGCCTTTCTGGTGGCCACATTCAATTTACTCATGGCGCCTTCTACGGCATCAGGGCCATCAACAGGGGTGCCGCTGCCTTTTTCAAACGACAGGTATTGATCTACCAGTTCCACCTGGTCGGCTGAGTCCTTCTCGTCAATATTAAAATAGACATTGCGCCTCTCAAAAAAAGGTTCCGTGGCTTCGATCCTTTCGTGCTTGTCTCCTTTAGGCCTTTTATCGGCCACCACCGGGATATAATATCCACGGTCATCACCCTCGGTGTCGAAGTCATTGACAAATTCGTCCATTGAAAAGAGGCCCTCAATGTAATACCTGATTTTTGGCACTGATTTCAGCTTGTTATACTCATAAAGATCATACAGCCATTTGGCCAGCTTTGCCCGGCTGGTCTGCCTGAGAAAGCTGTGTATAATATGGACTTCGCGTCCGGTTCTGCCCACTAAAAACAAGCCTTTATGGCAGGCATTATCCTTAAACGAAAGGTCACCGTAAAAGCAAAGTGCATCATATTCCTTGTACGGCAGCATTTTTTTCCACTGGTGATCCGCAGCCTTAAAAACTTTACCATCCTCAATGTGGGTGTTCATGTACTCGCGCATGAAGGAGCGGTGAGGAACTCCCTGGTACTTCTTTCTCCAATACTTGGCCGATGTTTTTTCGGGCCACTCCGGTTCAAAAGTATCAAGGCTTTTAACGGCATTAACTTTGAGGCATTTATGAATTACTTTAGCGCCTTCCTCCCGGGCACGCTGGGCCAGAACTTTAAGCTGCAGCTCCAACCGGTTGGTGATGGAGTTCTTATGAAAGTTATTATTGCAATAGACAAACCGTTTCACGGCTCCATCCATTTCATCAAAGCATCCCCATAACTCTTCCATGATGTACTCGACTCCCTCGCGCATCAGTTCGTTGTTCTTGACATGCTTTTTATTGTCGATATCGTCCACCGCAATGTAATCAGGCCGGTCGGCTTCCTCTCTCACGCCCCTTGGGCTTTGTCCGAAGCCCAGGGCCATGAAGCGCACTCCTTTGGTAGTAATGAAGTCGCCATCAGACCAGTCGCCCATCTTGAACTGATAGCCGTAGTCGTTGATAAAACGCTGGTTAAACTGAAGCTGTGCCTGGATACCTGAAAGGAGCTTTTTAGCCTTTGGATGGGTCTCGCCGATCAAAAGCATAAACCGCATCTTACCTTTCACCATCAGGAACAGGGGTACTCCAATGTCTGCATGTACGCTTTTTGCTCCCGAGCGGTAAATCTCAAGCATTTCATAGAACTCGTCGTTATCCTCGATATCCCTGGCAAACTCCTTGTGAAACCAGGCGCATTTAGCCTTAGCATAATTGGGCAGGTAATATTCGAACCACTTGCTGTAATCAGACTCGAGCAGCTTTATCCTTTTGTACTTATCCTGCAGCGGCTCGTTGATATTGATCGTAGTGGCCTTGGCCACGCGCTTGCAATGTTCCTCGTATTTCTCCAGGTATTTTTCGAAGGTTCGGTTCATTTGCTTTGATCTTGAGCCAGGTGATAGAGGTACTTTTTATGCCATTCCAAAAAATCAATAGCCTGCTTGGGATCCTGGTCGGCCATCCAGTTATCGAAAGCCTGGAAGACACCCATAGTAATGGGTAAAGAGGTGGCCTGCCTTTCAAAAGACATAAAGACTTTCTGTATCTTGATCAATGAATCAGCCTCAATCGTGGGCTTATTCCCATCTGCAATGAGCTTAAGCTCCTTCAACAGGATTTCCCTTATTTTGGCCGGTGAGGCAAGCGACTCCTCCCGGCGTTTATCCCACTCAAACTTGTTTCTCCAGCTTGAAAGTGTGACCTCAGAGATTTTCAGAGTTTGAGAGATAGCGGTGCAGGTCATGCCCGCATCCACAAAGAGACTTTCGGCATCATTATAATGCTTGTGTTTGGGAAATCTGGCCATTTATTAAATCATTTGGTGCAAAAATTAAGATTTACCTCTAAAAAATAATAAAATAAAGGGGAGTCCGGGAAGCTTATCCGGTTTTCGTACAAATCCTTGCAGGTCAGCGCTTACCCTTTTATGTTTGTGGTTTGAAAGCGTTGTCAAACCAACACATCCTTAACCATGAAAAGCCTGTAAGATGCCGATGCCGAAGTACTTTGTGCTGAACGATGAAAACAAACGGAACTCCCACGGTTTCCGCCTGCTCAATGCGGGCGGAAACTTTGACCGTTTCAAGGACAATCCGGTTATGCTCGACACCCACGACCAGCGTGCTGTCGTCGGTCGCTGGGACAATTTGGAAATTAAAGGCTCGGAGCTGATCGCCGTTCCGGTTTTTGACCATGATGATCCCGACGCTGCTCGCATAGAAGGCAAGGTTGAAAGAGGGTTTATGAAAGCTGCTTCCCTGGGCATTTATATTGAAGAGGCACAGTACGTATCATTACCTGATGATTCCATTGACCTGGTCGTGACCAAGTGGGAATTACTTGAGGGGAGTGTTCTGGGCGTACCATCAAACAGCAATGCCCTGGCATTTTATTCAAAAGAAGGAGTGCAACTCTCCGCGGCTGATGTTCTGAAATCAGTCCAGGAACTGGCTGCAGCCACTGAAACTGTCACTAATCAAGACCCTATACCTATGTCGAAAATTGTTTTAACTGCTGACGCCGCAACGGCGCTCGGCATTGCCGTCGAACATGAAGACGGTGCCGCTATTTCTGCCGCAGTTGTGGCCCTGAACGCAAAAGCGAAAAAGGCTGAAACGGCAGAGAATGAACTCAAAACCTTCAAAGAAGCTCAGGCAAACCAACTGGTTGACCTGGCTGTCCAGGAAGGACGCATTGATGCTACCCGTAAGGAGAGCTTTGTAAAGATGGCCACCATTGACTTTCAGCAGGCAAAAGACGTCCTGGACGCCATGCCCGCAAAGAAGGAACTTGGAGCCGGTATAAAAACTGGAGGCCAGGGCATCCCCGGCGACCGCACCGACTGGGATTACATGAAGTGGGCAAAGGAAGATCCGGAGGGACTCGCGAAACTCCAGGTCAATGATCCGGATGCCTTTAATGTCTTACGGCTTGGCTACAAATCCAAGTATTCCAGTGAGGCCTGACAATAACAAATAACGGACTATTCACCTAACACCCATAACTTATGAAAACATTCTCTTTTAAAAATTTTCTGTTCAACTTCTTCATTCTGCTGGTTGTTGCCTTGCCTCTTGGGATCGCGGCACCTGCCGTTGCTGCCGGTGGCTCACTGCTCACCGGCTCCCTTATGTCGGCTTTGCCAAAGAATATCACCATGATGGCCATTCAAAAGCAGATATGGACGGATAAGCTCATGGAGGGCTTTTATCCAAAAGATGATTTTCTAATGGCTTCGATCGATATGACAGAGCTGGTTGATTTTAACACCATAAACCTGGCAGAGGCTGGAGTGGATCCGGCAGTGCTTATCGACAACACAACCTACCCGATCAATGCCGCCACCAGGAGTGACACTCCTTTGACGTTGGCTCTGAAAACGCTTGACACAGAATCCACCATCGTGCGAAATATCGAAAAGAAAGAGCTATCCTATAATAAGATGGAGAGCATAGTAAGATCGCACAGGAACGCCCTGAGGAAGGGCACCGTTCAACTGGCCGCCCACTTCTGGGCACCTCAGTCTGATGGCACTTATACCCCTGTGGCTGCAGCAACCGGTGCCCTGGTTGGTGGCTATAAACGCCTTAAGTTCGAAGATCTTCTTGCCATCAGGACAAAGCTAATTGCCCTGGATATTGATATCGGTAGAATGAACATCATGTTAAATCCCAGGCACGAGGAGGACTTGATGATCCAGGACATGGCCTTGTATAAAAATATGATCGCCGCAGGTCGCATTTGGGGGATAAAGTATTTTGTCAATTCCCAAACCCCACGATTCAATGCAACTACCGGCGCAAAAGTGGCCTTTGGAGCCGCACCTGCAGGAACTGACACCATCACGTCTACCTTATGGCATTCTGACGAAGTTATGAAGGCAGACGGAACCGTAGATGTATTTGCGAAATATAACGACCCGGATCAAAAGGGTGACGTGATCAACTTCCAGAAGCGCTTCATTGCGCTGCCGCTCCGCACCAAATGTTTAGGAGCCATTTATTCACCATTAAGTTAGACCCTCAGTTTTCAGTATAATGACTCCCGGAGGCCAGAGCCAGGCGCAGTAATGCCCCTGGCCGCCTCATGAGGGAGGCTAAAAAAACGGCAAATGAAAGCATCGCAAAATTGCATTAACCTGGTCAAGAAGTTTGAGTCGCTGCACGATGGCGACCTGAACGTGATCGGCCTTCAGCCCAAGATGTGCCCGGCGGGCATATGGACAGAAGGCTACGGCCATGCGATGACTTTTAAAGGCGCTTTCATTCAGGGGTTATACAATGAAAGATTTGCATTCTCACTCAGAAAGGTCAAGACCGAGGCGGACGCACTACAGCTTTTAAAAGCAGATATAATCGAGTTTGAAAACCATGTCAATGACATTGTGACCAGCTCAATTAATCAGTACCAGTTTGACGCGCTGGTTTCTTTGTGCTTTAATATCGGGCCGCATAACATGTCGACCTCGACCATTATCAAGAAGGTAAACGCCAACCCCAACGATCCCACTATCCGCCAGGAATTCAATAAATGGGTTTATGCAGCTGGCCGCAGGCTTGCAGGCTTGGAAAACAGACGCAACGCTGAAGCTAACTTGTACTTCTCATGATCGAATTAATATCCATCATATTAAACGCTCTTCTGGGCAGCGGCCTGATCGTCACCCTGATCACCCTGCGCTCCACAGCCCGAAAGGCCAAAGCCGACACCTATAAGTCGGAGATCGACTTGGTGACCACCTCAGTCACCTCTATGATCGACAGTCAAAAAACGCTCATGGCCCACAACCAGGAGCTGATCAATCAATTAACAGAAAGTCGTCGGGCTTATGATACCTTAAGCCAGAAATACGACGAAATTGAAAAGAAACTGAAAGCCATCATCTGCACGAATCGACAGATCGTAAAAATTCTGATGAAAATGAACGTGGCCGATGATGTTCTGAAAATGCTCAAGGAAAATGAATAAAGTGCTTTTAATCATCGGCTTTCTAATCATGCTCTCTTCCTGCAGACCGGTGCAGCACATCGCCACCACCTCAAAAGATAGCATTCGCATTGAGCGCGTGACAGAGTATCGCGACACGATGATCCAGGTACCGGCAGACTCATCCTGGTTGCAGGCACTGATCGAGTGCGACTCCAACGGCCAGGCCTATCTGAGGCAAATTGAGAACTACCAGGTAAGCGGCAGATCAACTCTGCCTAGGGTAAGCCTCCAAAACAATCAACTCCAGGTAAATTGCCGGTGCGACAGCGCGGCCATTTATGCCAAATATTCCAGGATTTACGACCGATCCAGCCAGTCTAGCACGGTGAAAGAAACGGTGACTATTGAAGTGAATCGCTTGACCTGGTGGCAGAAAACCCAGGTTTACGGCTTTCGTGTCCTGACACTCATTATTGCAGCTTATTTTATCATTAAACGTTTCTTGATATGACCCAGAAAAAAACAACTGTTAAGGTGCCAGCTGCAAAGCCGCCCGCACCTGCCGCGAAAGCCAAAGCCTCTGAGGCAATGGAACCCGAGGCCAAAGCCCCTGAGGCGAAGGAACCGGAAGCCAAAGCCCCTGAGGTGAAGGAACCGGAAGCCAAAGCTCCTGAGGTGAAGGAACCGGAAGCCAAAGCCCCTGAGGCGAAGGAGAAACAGGCGCGCTACAAACGCGCCCGTGAAGTGTTTGCAACACACGATGTGGATGAAGTCTACTTCACCACTGATGAGCAGTGCTTTGTCAATCCACAGCATGCCCGGATGAACGCTGATGCGATCAAGTCCGAGGAAGTAATCAAAGTAACCAGGAAGGAGACCAAATAATGCTCCCACGCGTAAAAATCGACTTTGCAAACGGCGCTCTTGGTGCCGTGTCGCCCAGCCCAGACGGAGTGCTGGGCCTGGTCTGCACCGCCGTAGCGGTTGCGTCCACGTTTAACCTGCTTACGGCCTATAAGCTGACATCCATCGATGATCTGACAGCGCTGGGCGTGACCGAGGCCAATAATCCTGGCTTGTACAAGCAGGTCAGAGAATTCTATCTTGAAGCCGGAACCGGCTCCAAGGCTGAACTCTGGATTTTTGGTGTTGCCGACACCGTGACCCTGGCCCAGATGACCGACTCAACCGTCGCCACCTATGCCCGCACATTGCTTCAGGCAGCCAACGGAGCGATCAGAGGTCTGATCTTCGCGCGTAAACCTGCAGGTGGCTATACGCCCACTGTGACCAACGGACTGGATAGCGATTGTTTCACAGCCGTTACCAACGCCCAGGCACTGTGCGCTTATTCCCAGGATACCTACCAGGCCCCGATCTTCGCCATCATAGAGGGTCGTGCCTATACCGGTATCCCGGCCAACCTTACCGATATGCGTCAGGCCACGACCAACCGCGTTGCCGTGTTGATCGGCGATACTGCAAGTGATTCAACGCATGCCTGTGTGGGCCTGCTTGCTGGCAGAATTGCAAAGATTGGCGTACAGCGTAATATTGGCAGGATGAAAGATGGAGCGCTGGCTATATCCGCCGCTTACCTGAAGGATAAGAAGGCTGAGCTTGCCGACGTTGCCGCTGTGCATGATAAAGGCTATATTTCCATCCGCACCTTTACAGGCCGGGTTGGATACTTCTTCTCAGATGATCCCCTTTGCGCAAAAGTAAGCGATGACTACAGCCAGTTGACGGCCCGCAGGACAGTTGACAAGGCCTACCGCATTGCTTATGACACCCTTTTGGAAGAACTCCTGGACGAGCTTCCGGTTCTTCCTGATGGCACACTGCAGCCTTCCCTTGTGAAAGCCTGGCAGGCCAAAGTTGAAAAGGCTATCAGCCTGCAAATGACTGCAAACGGCGAACTCTCCGCCGACCAGACAGACCCGAACGACCGGGGTGTTCAATGCTTCATTGACCATACCCAGAATGTTGTGTCAACTTCCAAAGTGACCGGCACGATCCGCGTACGTCCTTTTGGCTACGCCAGGTATATCGAGGTTTCCCTCGGATTCGCAACTATAACCGCTTAATCTGTACATTATGTTCGATAGCAGACAATATGAATGGAACGACATTAGCCTAAACTTTGGTGGTGGAGATGTTGTCGAGATTCTCGAGTTTTCATATACCGAGAAGCAGGAAAAAGAGCTTTCTTATGCTAAGGGGAATCAACCCCACAGCATCCAGAAAGGGAACTTTTCCTATGAGGGAAAACTCAAGGTGACGCAGGCCGGGTACGAAGCATTAGTTGAAAAAGGGAACGGCAGCGTTCTCAAATTAGAGGCTGATGTCATTTGTGCTTATGGTAATCCGTCAAACGGCGATGTCATTGTTACCGACAGGGCCGTTAATGTTCAATTTACCGAGGCCGGTAAAGGGATGAAACAGGGTGATAAGAAAATGGAGGTAGAACTTCCGTTTATTTTCCTGAGGCTTCAGAATCACGTAGCTTAATTCTAATCTTTATATTTTATGAGCAAAGTGAAAATCATGACCGCCGCTGAAGTGACCCCGGACATTAAGGCCGGATGGTCAAAGCAGTACGGTGAAGGTAAGTGCGGCATCCTCAGGGTTGAGGGTAAAGTAGCCTATCTGCGACCGCCAACCCGCACGGAGATGGGAGCCTATTCAGTCGCCTATCGGAACAATCCGGTTAAAGCCAATGAAATGCTTTTAAAGCAGATCATGCTGGCCGGTGATCCGGAGATCATCGAGGATGATAAGCTGTTCTACGCGGCTGCAAATAAGCTCCCCGAAATGGTTCAGGCTGGCGAGGCCGAGTTGGAAAATTTTTAACCGCCGCGGAAATAGATGAAGGCAAAGACTATATACGGATCCTGGACGCTCAACTCAGGTATTTTTTTCACCTCAACCCGGATGATCTGGATGATCTCACCTGGGCAATGCGTGTAAAAGAACTTCAGCACATCCGTAAACAGGAAGCCGACCGCGGCAAATGATAAACCAGGGAGTGGCCGCTCGATCAAGAGACCACTCCCTTTTTAATTCGAAAAATGGCAAGCGCACTAACCTACATACTTTCCCTGGACGACCGAATGAGCGGAAAGCTCAAATCGATTGGCGTTAACAGTGATTTCGCCCTCAATAAATTTGCTGGCCTGCAAAAGCAGTCTGTCCAGGTTGGAGCCAACCTGAACGCGATGGGCCGGTCGGTGTCGACCCTGAGCGATAAACTCAATCTGATGCGCGCAGAGCGTGATCTTATCCCCGCCAAAAATATCCGGGATATCCGCACGTACAATAGTGAGATTCAGAAACTCGAGCGTGAAATATCCAGGCTGCAAACAACCAACAACGGCTCCAAGCTAAAGTCACTGACCAAAGATGCTATAGCATCCCTGCCAGGCGGAAATTTTATCACAAACCCGGTTGTGGCCGCAACGGCTGCTATCGGCTTTATGACAAAACAGGCCCTGGACTTTGACGAGGGCATGGCCAAAATCAATACCACCGCCCAGCTTTCCGGTGATAAGCTGGCCAGCCTGAGGAGTGACATCCTAGCCGTGGGGAAGAGCCTGAAGATCGACCCAGCACAGCTCACCCCGACCTTTGAGAAGATCCTCTCGAACGTGGGTGACGTTGACGTTTCGATGAAGATTTTTGAAAGCACTTTGAAAGGTTCTAAAGCGGGCTTTACAGATGCTTCAATTGTGGCCGATGCACTGGCGCAGTCCGTGTCGGCTATTGGTGCTAAAAATGCCGACGCCCAGCAGGTCCTTGATGTACTTTTTGCCGCAAAGCGAGTCGGTGCCGGTGAGTTCCGGGATTATGCACAATATGTTCCTGGCCTGATTGCCGACGCCCGTAACCTGGGCATAGCCTTCCAGGATACTGCAGGTATTTTCGCTTATATGACTTCAAAGGGAAACACGGCTGAGCGGAGCGCGATGCTCATGCAAAATGCATTCACCGCCCTGGGCAAAAGCGATATCCAGAAAGGCCTGGCCGGTGCCGGTGTGAACGTGTTCGACAAAGCTGGAAATATCCGGGCCATCGATGAGATCATGAGCGATCTGTCGGTGAAGATGAAAGCCCTGGGATCAGACGAGGCCAGGAGTAACTTCCTGGAGAAGATCGGCCTGAAGGATGCCCAGGCAAAAAGCACTTTCAGCGTGATGACATCCGAAGTTGATAAGCTTAAGCTTGCACTTGACGCGACCCGAAACGCCACCGGTGAGACGGATGCCGCGATGAAGTTTGCTAAAAACCCGGCAATGGAGCTTAAGGAGGTGTGGAACGGATTCAAAACTACGCTCACGGAAGCCGGTACCGGATTCATCGCTATTCTTGAACCTGTTCTAAAGCTCGGTTCATTTCTCTTTGATGTTTTAAGCCCTGTCCTTTCCGCAGTTGGAAAGGGCTTAAAATGGTTTGTTGATATTCTAGAGAGTGGAAACCCGCTGGTGTGGGGAGCGGTGGTTGCGGTTGGGACTTATGCAGTTGTCACGAATGGCCTTGCTATCGCTACCGGAGCCTTTTCGCTCGCCACTAAAATAGCTGCAGCGGGACAGTGGCTATTAAATGCCGCGATGTCGGCTAACCCGATCGGTCTGGTTGTGGCAGGCATAGCATTACTGGTTGGTGGCATTATGTGGGCCTGGGAACACTTTGAAGGCTTCCGAAAGGTCATCCTGGGCCTGTGGGACTCTTTCAAGCAGGTTTTTACAAATATTGGTGATTTCTTCAGGAAGATATTCGAGCCTATTGGGGAGGCGATCAGCGCTTTCAAAGAAGGCCGCTGGGCTGATGCCGCGAAGGCAGTCGGTAAGATGGCCTTCAACCTTTCTCCGGTGGGCATGGTCACCCAGGCGGTCAGCTTTGCCGCTGATGGCGGATTCACTAAAGGAGTAAGTGACGCGTTCAAGACTGGGGCAGCAAAAGCTACAAAGGGCGACGAAAAAGCGACCGGGGAGGATAAGCAGCCGGTAAATTCCTTCTCCCCCGAAATCAATGTCAATCCCGGATTTAATGTCATTGCTCCTCAGGAGTCTCCCTGGGCTAACCTCACTCCGGAGGGAGGAACTAAAGAGGTCGTTAATAAAACAACCACTAAAGAAACGACTAAAGAAACCAAGAAGACTGCCGAGGCCATAGCCACCGGTGGCCAGAAGACGCAGAACTTCTCCATCACAATTAAAGAGTTGATCGGGATTAAGAGCCTGCAGAATTATTCAGACGCAACCGCTGAGGATATCCGCGAAGCCGTTCTGGACGAATTAATGAGAGCTTTGAATATGACTCAATCGGTGGCCAATGGATAGAGTGTTTTTCAACCCCAAAAAAGAGGCCACGGAGTTCGACCAGGCCACCGTATCTGGCGGATCGACCAGGCAGTACAACCAGAGCTATAAGAATGGCCTGCCGATGGTCATGCCGGTAAGCCTGAAGCTCTCCACCTGGGCTGACTGGTGGACGGTGCCAATCGAACCGCTGGTGAGCGTTTCAGGAGGCAATATCATCGCCAAAAGAACCGTGGCGAAAGGCAAGCACAGGGGATCGATAAAGGAGCGCTGGGCGCAGGATGATTACCAGGTTACCCTGGAAGGATCACTGATCAACCGGGACTCTGACTATGAGATGCCCGAAGCCGATATCATGAAGCTGCGCGAAGTATGCGAGGCCAAAGAGGCCGTGCAGATACAGTGCGATATGCTGAAAGTTTTCGACATCTACAAAATTGTCGTGGAAACTTATGACTTCCCGCATACCTCAGGCGACAACCGGCAAAGCTATTCGATCAAAGCCGTTTCTGATGATCTTACCGATGCGCTAATGGAGGAGGATCAGCTATAATGTACCTTCAGAGCTGGCATATTACCATGGGCGGTTACAAGCTGATGCTGCTCGACTCGGCGGAGATCCACTCGTCGGTTGACCTTTTGGCCGACACAGCCACAATCAAGCTACCGGCCATGAATCTTAATAAAAGCCTGGAAGTTGAGAGTAAGCTAAAGATGGGTGACCCGGTGGTGATCCAGGCCGGTTATGATGATCAGTTGGAAACCGAATTCGAAGGATATATCCAGCGCATCGGAACCGATGATGGCTCCATTACCCTGCAGTGCGAAGACGGCCTTTATGATTTTAGAAAGCCGGTTAAGGATAAGGCATTCAAGGCCTCGACGGTTAAAGACATTGCCTCCTATGTGGCTGGTGAAATTGGAGGCTACCAGGTTAATTGTGATTATAGCTTCACTTATGATAAATTCATCATTAGCCGGGCCACCGCGTATGACGTTTTGAAAAAGCTCCAGGAAGAGAGCAAAGCTAATATCTACCTGAAAGGCAAGGAGCTTCATATCCACCCGGCATATATGGAAAAGTTTGGCGAAGTTTCTTATGACTTCTCCAGGAGCATAGAAAAATCAGACCTAACCTACAAACGTGCCGACGAACGTAAGTTTGAGGTTGAGGTCGAGGGGATCGGTAAGGATGGGAAGCGGGTTGTAGAGGTGATCGGCACTCCGGGAGGTGATAAGAGATCGATCAAAATTTACGGTGTAAGTGATCCGGCTACCCTTAAGACACGTGGAGAAGAGGAGCTAAAGCGGATAACTTATGACGGCTATGAGGGATCATTGACCGGCTGGCTTAAGCCGATATGCAGGCCAGGCTTCACGGCCAAAATCAAAGACGGGGAATATCCGGAGAAAGATGGCAGCTATTATGTGATTGCCGTCACTACCAAATTAAGCTCGTCCGGAGGAGTAAGAACTGTTCAGCTTGGGAGGCGAGTATAATGGATAAATATGCCAGGTTATCGGAATTGCTCAAGCAGGTGGCCGGAACTCCCTCCGGAACTACTCTATTTTATGCTGAAGTGACAGCAGTTGACGGTGACTTTTGCACCATCATTTACGCTGATCTGGAGCTGGAGGAAGTAAGACTTAACGCCACCGGTGCTGATGTCACCGATAAGCTGATCATCACGCCCAAGGTTGGAACGATGGCCCTGGTCGGATCGCTCTCCGGTGATCTCCGCGAGCTGGTCGTTTTGAAGGTCAATGAACCGGAACTAATTACTTACACCTATGGTGGTCTGGAGGTAGTCATTGACTCAACCGACTCCAAGATATCAATTAAAAACAGTGATCTGTCCCTGGTGGATCTCTTTAGTTCGATCATGGACATTTTCACCAATTTAACGGTGTCAACTCCCAACGGCCCTTCAGGCACTCCACTACCTCCGACCATCCAGGCCATTCAGCAGTTCAATCTTGATATGCAGAAACTTTTAAAATAGCTTGAAATGCTCAATAAAGTAGCTTTAAAAGTAGAAATAGAATCTTTGATGACGGACATGCGCAACCGTACAGAAAATGCAGACGGCGAGTATGCTGAGCGCCTGGCTGATGCGATTGATACGTACGTAAAAGGCGCACAGGTTGACCCTGGGATACCGGTATCCACAACCGGAACCGCCACCGCTCAGAGTGGAGCTACTACAGGCCCTGGAACTTTAAGTTAAAAGCAATGAGAGACATCCAACTTGATAGCGACTATGATCTGTTGATCAGCAACGGCGACCTGGTGATCGATGATGCCACTTACCAGCACCAGGCTATTTTGCTCAAGGCCTCACCAGGTGAAATAAAGCAATTCCCAACCACAGGGGTTGGCGCTGATGCCTTTCTCCTGGACGAAGATAAATCGCTATTTCTGCGCGAAATCAGAAGTCAATTCACAAAAGATGGGATGCGGGTGGAGAAAGTCTACCTGGCTCCGGACGGAACATTAACCATAAATGCAGACTACCAATGAGAACTATAACCAGCGCTCCTGGACAAACCGTTTGGGATATCGCCCTGCAGGCGATGGGCACATGTGAAGCTACGTTTGAAATCCTTAGCCTAAATCCGAGTTTAAGGCCCGATACAGAGCTTCAGGAGGGTACAGAGGTGTTAGTGCCCGATCTTCCTACAAAGCCTCTTGTGGTCGCTTATTACACTGCAAACAATATTCAACCCGTGAGCGGGATCGCTCAATTATAGCTATGGCAAGGACTATCTCCGAAATATACGACAGCCTCAACCAGGTGAAAAGCAATATGACCGAGCTGGCCGACCTGGTGACCGAGTCCACCGGCTCCCCGGTTGACAACAGTCAGAACCTGATCCTGGACGCCTCCAGCGGTTCAAAGGTGGCCAAATGGCGGCTGTGGTTGTGGATCGTGGCCGTAGCATCCTGGGCGATAGAGAATATTTCCGACAATCGGGTTTCAATGATCTCGGCCATAGTCAACGGTCAGCGTCCGCATACCTTACTTTGGTATGAGGCTCAGACCGCAAACTGGCAATTTGGGTATGACCTGGAATGGATCGACGATGATCACTGGGGATATTCATCCGCCGACAACTCCGCAAAGATCGTGGCAGCCGTGAGCGCTCAGGAGAATGATATGGGCGACATTGTGATTAAAGTGGCTAAGCTAGACGGATCAAACCTGGTGCCCCTGGAAGAAATAGAAGTTGAAGGGCTTGTGCAGTACTGGGCCAAATGGAAAGATGCCGGTGTAAAGGTGATCATCGTGACCGCTTCAGCGGATGAAATCCTTCTGGAGGCCACCGTTGTCAGGAACCGGCTGGTGCTTTCTGAAGATGGAACCCTGCTCAGGGACAGCAGCGTCAATTCGCTTTCAATTGCGCTCCAGGAATATATGGACAGCGTACCGTTTAACCAGGTTATCAGGATCACAGATATTGAAGCTGCGGCCAAATCTGCTGAGGGTATCAACGACTTTGTCGCTACCCTGGTGCAGATCAAGGCCAGCGGTGAGACGGAGTGGACGACAGTGGATCGGGAGGTGATCCCCTCCAGCGGATTTGCCCAGATCAATTACGACGAATCGACATTTACATACATCGATGAATAATATATCGCTCTACCGGATCCTCTATTACCACCTGCCTCATGCCCTGCGGAAGGTCAAGACGCTCGGTCTGCTGAAGCTGTCACTGACTTACCTACAGATGATCATGCTGCGCCTGGATGAGGATTACCTCGAGGCCCGACGTCTGGCATATATGACTCCCCAGGTTTGCTATATCGAAAAGTACCTGCAGGTGCATTTCGGGGATAACTCTATCCGGATCATCGACGTGGAAGACGTGGAGCGCTATGAATTCCTCTCAGGTGACGTGAAGGATGTCGTGGCTGACTACCTGGTAAGGGTTGAGGCTGATGGTGGCACTGTAGAAACCGGCGCTGATGATACATACACCTACCTGGCCGAGGCTGTGGCTGCCCTGGGCGGAGATGTCAGCAATGATCTTTTCCTGGACGACGAAGGGACAATCCTTTATACATCCGCCGAGCTTGACACTGCCCGCTTTGTGGTGAAGTGCTCACTGGCCGCATATACGCAATTTTCGCAATCAATAACAGAAACCGTCAGGAAGTTCAAGCTTCCGGGCATTAAATTCATATTTCAAGTTATAGCATGAAAAAGATACAGATTTTCCCAGGAGGTCAGCCCGTGAGGCCTGACGATTTTCAGACGGTTCAGCAAGAAGCCATCACAACGGCCTTAGAGTTAATCAGAGGCCTTGCCGATAATTATACTGCGGCCCTCGTTTCAGGGCTTAAAGTCACAGTCAACGGAAATAATTATAGCGTATCAGCAGGCTATTTTTGGGATGGCACAGAGCTGTGCTCCGTTGACGCATTTTCCTTTGTCCTGGACGTAACAAAAACGCTATACCTGGTAAAGAGTGAGACCGAGGAAAGCATGCGCCGGTTCCAGGATAACACTTACCATAAGGTTATTTTAACCAGGAATTATACGCTCACTTATTCGGCCACCTTGCCAGCTAATTCATTCCGCTATGATGAGCTTGAGCGGCTTGTAAATCTGCTGAGCATTAACCCAAACACGAATGATTTTCGTATGACCGCAGTGGCAAGTGAGCCCCTTAATCCGGCCTATCACGGCACCGGCGTTTATGCAAAATGCCATGTGTTGGCAAGTGCATATGGGCAGGTGACGATCCTGGCGCAGTTCACCGCCGATGGAGCGAACGGAACCCTATGCACCATTCCAACTGCTGTTATTTCCGTAGCGAGCCCCATTTACGGCCAATTTTGGAACGGTGGATCCTGGCAGCGTTTCACCTGGCAGACCAACGGAAACCTTGATCTGGTAGGTGCCGGACTTTCAAGCACTGTGAATTACATCCAATTCCAGGTAAATATTAATCTAGGTTGGCCAACTGTTTAATCCCACGATATGAACTTATTCGATGAAGGCCTTGTATTTCTGCCCTCTGGTGTAAAATCAGGAAAGCTCCACAGTATTGCGCCCAATGATGGGAGCGGTGATCTTGCATTTTCAAATGCCTCTGTAAGGACTAGGGTAAATAAGCAGGGAGTAATGGAGATGGTTCCTGGTGGTATACCGCGGTTGGAGTATAAGGATGGGGCACCTCGGATGATCATGGAGCCAATAGCGACAAACATGATTCCATATCCAGTTGAATATAGTAACGGGTACATGGATACGTACAATGCGTATGTTTATGGTGACATGGAAACGGCAGGCACTGAACTATGTGAAAATGGGACATTTGAAGTTAATTTAAATGGATGGTCAGCATGTATTAGTCCATACGCTCCACAGAGTTTCATTAGAAATGTAACTACACCAATTACTGGGGTCGCCGATTGTAAAATTATTGCTTCAACTTCAAACGATTCCGGCATTTCATACCCTATATTTTTTGAAGCAGGCAGGAAGTATTTAGTCACGCTGAAATATAGAAAAGAGGGCAGTACAAATTGGAGATTGAGATTCACAAAGTTCAATAGTCCCTCATCAGTACTTGTGGCCGGGACTTTAGTCAAGAGCCTTCAAGCAAGCTCCAATACTTTTGTGTCACTGGTTATTGTTCCTAAGGAAACAATATCTGCATTTATCGTTATTCATTCTAATAGTACGGCAGGTGGAAATATTTATTTTGATAATTTCAGCATACGGGAAATAGAGGGATATATAGACCCTTTCAATCACAAAGATGCTTTAAAATTTATAGAATCAGAAACAAACATCGCACATTATATTTATAAGACACTTCCTCTGACCATTGGGTCTCGATATACGTTCAGTTTTTTTGCTAAAAAAGGTGAACGGCGTTACATATATTTTGCTGAAGCCCTGGCCAGATTTACATATTTCGATCTTGAAACGGGGACCGTAGGTAGCCGACACGAAGCCCACAAGGCCGAAATACATGAGAAGAATGGCTTTTACCATTGTTTTGTTTCTTTTGTTGCCCCTGTTTCAAGCGAAAATGTTGGCTTAGGTATTAGCTTGGCTGATGGCGTATCAAGTTATGCAGGCGATGGAGTTTCAGGATTTCAGGTATTCGGTATACAATTATGTATGGAGGACGCTATTAGTTCATTCATTTACGACGGCAGCGAGGGTGCCGCAAAGACCAGGGCGCGTGATCAGGTGACGCTTGCCGGAACCTGTGATAAGAACATTGTAAGCGGTACATGGAGTATAATCATTGATGTATATTCTTTCGCTACACCCTCCACTTATGCTTATTGCCTGGCACTGCTAACCAGTGCGGAAAAGCAAGTGTCACTTGGAGTTTCATCAGCCGGGAAATTTGTTGTAAAGGATGAGAAAAACGGCGTCTTCCCGTGGCCGGATACGAACGGAATTTCCGCACCAGGAAAAATATGCATAATATGGGATGGCGATCAACTCAAGTTAATTACCAATGGAGCCGTAAACGCCACACTATACACCCCTTCTGCTCAATTTAATGAAGTAGATAACCTCGAGTGGATCGGTGGTGCGCCTCACCAAGTGAATGCGCTGGTCGTGCTGCCATACGCTTTATCGGATTCTCAATCAATACAAATAACACAGTAGCCTTATGTATGTTTATATATTGAAGTTTGACGATAAAAAGGCCTTCCTGGATATTGAAAAGTTACCGGATAATGTCATTATAGTGGCTGAGGAAGGAGGACTGGGCGAAATACCCATTACCCTGGAACTCATAGACATCAAAACAGACATATCTACCATCGAGATAACGGGCCATGAAAAGGGCTACTTTGTAAATGTTTTTAGCGTTGAACCACTGCCTCAGCTTGAGAAGTATATTATTAATCCATTACCTGTGGCGTTAAAAAATAAGCTGTCTGGACAATATGATGAGATGATAGTGGAGCCTCCGTAAAATAGGGAGGGCGCATTGCCTTTTTGAATTCCAGTGGGTTCTTTTTATTACAAGTTGTGAGAGACGACAAAAGTACACAAAAAATGAGCAAATACACATACAAAAAACAATTCGGAATTGTCGTGATCTGTTCCGACGAAATAGAGCAGAGGAAGCTTTATGAAAAGCTTCAGAAATTAGGTTTAACATTAAAAGTGGTTTGCGCATGATAATTAACATTAACCACACGTGCGAGAATTTCAACAGCTACCGCGCTGCTCGTGTGAAGTCATTATTTAACGCGGAAGCTGGGTATCAGTGGACACACCAGGCCGATCTTCCGATCGATGATCTGCCCTGGTCGATCGGTCTGATAGTCGGGCCATCCGGATCCGGAAAAAGCAGCATAGGGAAGGAAATATTCCCTGCAGGCATTCATGACCTATACGCGGAATGGCCACATGACGTGCCAATTGTTGATGCTATTGCACCGGCAGGTGAATTCGACCAGGTCACCGGTGCTCTGGCGGCTGTCGGCCTGGGTGACGTGCCGGCATGGCTGAGGCCCTTTCATGTCCTGAGTAATGGAGAAAAGTTCAGGGCAGGCCTGGCCAGGCTGATCTGTGATAAACCGGCTGAGGTGGTCGTGGATGAATTCACCTCGGTAATTGATCGCCAGATTGCCAAAGTTGGAGCCTCGGCCTTCTCCAAGGCCTGGAGGCGCACCGGTGGAAAGGTAGTCTTATTGAGCCCGCACTATGATATTATCGAGTGGCTTCAACCTGATTGGATATATGATACTAAGGAGGCGCGGTTTTTCAACCGTGACTGCCTTCGGCGTCCGGAGATCACTCTCGACATTTACAGAGTTCCGGGAACGCAGTGGCGTTATTTTAAGCCGCATTATTATCTAGACCTGCCTTACCCGGTGGCCGCTCAATACTTCATCGGGTTTGTCGGAGAGGAGCCGGTCGCTCACCTGGCCGTTTGCCCAATGTTCCAAGGTGGCCACTACCGGGCCACCCGACTAGTAGTTATGCCTGAGTGGCAGGGCGTAGGAGTTGGAACAGCCTTCCTGAATGAGATATGCAGGCTGCACCTGGATGGACAGGGCCGACTTGGTCGTCACTATACCACCATGTTTCATACCAGCCATCCACAGCTTTGTCATGCCCTCAGGAAATCAAAAGCTTGGGAGCAGAGGAGCGGTAAGCTAATAGGAGATAACAAGGCGAAGAGTATAAAAACAATGAGTGCCTCGGCAGTAAAAAAAGGGGAAAAGCCGAGGGCGGGAGGTTTTGGAGGTCATTTTAGAGCAGTACAAGGATTTGAGTATGTCGGAATTAATCATTGATGTTTTAGGAAATAAGGACACGGCTGCCTATGGGGTGGCTGTGTCCGTAATCAATAGGTTGGGCATGAAGGTGGCCATTGATCCAAGTGAAACTATTGATCTGGCCATTGCGCCATTGTTAACCTTCAAGCTAAGCCCTGAGGAACTTAATAAGCCGCGTTTAGGCACGCTTATCTTTCATCCGAGCCCGTTGCCTCATGGCAGAGGCGCGAGCGCGTTAAAATGGGCCTATCGGCGTTCTGAGCCAATAACAGCCGCTACGTGGCTGTGGGCAGTGGATAAAATGGACGCTGGGGATATTTGTGAAATGGAGATAGTCAAAATAGATTACTCCATGAGTCCAAGGGCCTTCTATGAGGCTCATATACTCCCGGCCCTTGAAAGAACCTTAGAACGGCGTTTAAACAACCTACAAAGAGGCTTTATAAGAAGGATGCCCCAGGTTGAGGCGTATGCGAGCTTTGATTTAAAAATATGA